TTCCCCATACGCAATGCACCCCGGTCGCTTTGGCTTTTTCCTCAAGCGCCTTGATCCTGGCGGCTGCTTCGGGGAACCAGGTTTCGATTTCCCTGATCTCTCCGGTCCGGGCGAAAGCGCCGCACAGACACTCCCCAGACATGCATAGCAGGGGGACAACCGGGCTTGGTTCCAGGCCCACCGTCTTGATGTAACTCTCCCTTTCATCTCTGGTCCAGTGGACGATGGGGGCGCACCACACCCTCGCCCCTTCCCGCCGCATCTCCTCAGCGGTCCCCATGCGCCGGACAGACTCCTCCAGTCGCATCCCGCCCACCAGCACGATTCGATCCGTCTTCTTTTCTTTGGACTCTCTGACCAGCCTTCGCAGACACCTTTCCTTGAGCCGGTTATAAATGAAGGTGTGTCCCCCGGGGCCAGGAAAGCCGTGATGCAGGACGATGGCCTCATAAGCTGGCAGGTTACCGTAGTCGATGCCGGGACGAAGTTTCGCCTGGCATTTCGGACATTCCTCCCGTGTGGGGCGAATAATCTCCATTTTCCTCTGACAGGACTTACACCGTCCGGGCCAGTAAGGGGGAGGGTGCAACTCAGTTAAACTCCAACCCTGGCGCTCGCAGGTGCGGTAGACAAAATCCCTGGTCTCCTTGATCCCGGTGCCGGTGTTAATGTGGACGGCCCCGGCGAACAGGTCCATGAAGGAAGCTAGGTGGACGGCCACCAGGGAATCATGTCCACCACTAAAGAGTCCAAAAATCTTGGACGGATGGAAAGCATCGACGGCCTTTTGGAGGATGGAATAAGCCTCGTGGATCTTCCCCTCCGGGTTACGTCCAAAATTCTCAAAGAACTTTTTCATTTGGAATTCGGGGCCTTCTGGAATTTCGTAAACTTCTCGGCCTGGGACCGGAGAGAGGTTAGACGATTTTGCTCTTCCCGGCTCAGGTATCCACAAAGCAGTGCTTCGTCAACTCTGGGAAGGATCTCGTCCAGCAGCCAGAGAATATCCTGAGCCAAATAGGAAGAACGTTGCTTCAGTTCTTTGGATTCCACGGCGGGCTCCTTTTCTTTTCGTTTGAACTACCCTATTCTTATACGGTTCCTACCTACCATTTTTAACCGATTCCAAAATCCCACTCACTGATACCGGGGCTGGCGGACCACGGTGGCCCGGCTCTCCTCCTCCACCTCCGCCCAGACCCTCGCGACCAGCTGGCGTAGCTCGTCGGCCTTCCCCTCCGCCTCCAGCTTCCGGATCAGGGTCTCGGCCGTCCCCTCGAAGCCGAACTCAGGAGCAGTGATCTTACTCCCCTTCTCGGCCTTGCTCCAGTGCTTCTCCAGGAGGAGGTAGTTGACGCAGGAGCCTAAATCATCGAAGCCGAAGGCCGGGTAGAAGGGGACCTCCACAGAAGCCTCCCGGCCGGTCTGCCGGTTCTTCTCCACCCGGATCTTCAGGGTATCCCCCACGGTCCGGTCCTTCCCCCGGACGGTCTTCTTGATCTTCCCGACCACGGAGAACCATAGCTCCTCCGTCGCGTAGAAGGTCAGGGCGTGGCCACCCCCCCGGGTCTTGGGCTTGAAGCCGAACCCCAGGTTGTCCCGGGTCTGGGAGATCACGATCAGGATGGAGCCGGTCTCCTGGACCATGTTCCGGGCCAGCCGCAGGTGGGAGGAGTTAAGCTTGGCCTTGGCTACCCCGTAGGAGCCGGCCGGCTCCTTGGACTTCTCCTCCCCGTCCTCCTGCCTCTGCTTCCTGGCATGGGCCTGCTTGTGCTGCCGGAACTTCTTCTCGTCCGCTTCCGGATACAGGGCGTCCATGGAATCCAGGATGTAGATGAAGGGCCTCCCGGCCCGGGCCGCGTCGTCGAGATGAAAATAAAAGGCTTCAACGGTAGAGGAGTGCTGGCCCTTCTTCCCGGGAGCCTCGATCCGCTTCGTCGCCTCGGTCCCGAAGAAGGCCGGGAAATCCATCAGAGCCCCATCCTCCGCATTGTCAAAGATAAAACGATATGATTTGAAGGCCGGGTGCCTGGCCGCCTCCGCCAGGCAGGTCAGGGACAAGAAGGTCTTCCCGCTCCGGGAGTCTCCCACCAGGTAGTAAAAACGGCCGCAGCTGAAGCCCCCGTCCGGACGGCCTGAGCAGGCCAGGTTGAGCAGGGTCAGGCCCGTAGGCAGGTAGACCAGCCCATTCTCAGAAGCCTTCTCCGGCTTCGGGGAGCGGAGGATACCCTTCACCTCGTCCAGAAAATTCCCGTTCTTCTTCGCCATGGTCCCTAGTCCTCATCCCCGTCGGTCCGCTCCTCCCGGTCCTGCCGGCAGTAGGGGCAGCCGGCCGGGTCGCACTCGCCCCGCTCGTGGTCGGCCCTCTGGTCCAGCAGCCGGTCCGTCCCCAGCTCCAACCTCTTCCCATCCATACTCCGGGCTCCTTTTTCAGAACGACGAAAAGGGGGGGTGGCGGGGTCTGTCTTACCTCCCATATCCCAGAAGAGGTCCCCCCACGCCACCCCTGTACGTTCCTTCCCCCTCCCTAAGCGATCTTCGGTAGGGGAGCATCGGCATAGTACCGGAGGGCCGTCGGCTCCCCCTTACGCCAGGCGTTCCACGCGTGCAAACTACGGACGTAGAATTCCCTGGCTGTGGCGCTCTTGACCAGGGCGTTCGGGCTAGAGCTGCCTCCCTTCATGATGGTCTGGTGGAGGTAGCGGGCCAGCTTCCGGGACGGGCTGGAGGGGTCCGGGTTGGTCTCGTCCCGGACGGCCGTCCAGAACTCCGTGGCCGGCCCCTTCGCCTTGAGCCAGCAGCCGAACATGGCCGCCGCTACCGGCTGCCTGCGGATATGCTTACCGGACAGCTCCCCCTCCTCCCCCCGGAGGAACAGGTCGTTGAGCCAGACTACGAAGTCGGCATACTCCAGCAGGGTCTCGGCCCGCTCAGCCGGCTGCTTCCTCCAGGGCTCTGAGGGGTCCAGGTGGTAGGTCATGCCGGCCACGGCCGTGTTGATAGTCTTCTGGGAGAAGCCGGCCAGGGCCGGGACCGTGGCCGCGAAACTCATGTTAATGTCGGAGGTGTTCCGGGACTGCATCCGGGAGTCGAACGTGGCGTACAGCTTGGCCACGTCTTCCAGGGTCTCGCACTCGTAGGTCTCCTCCAGGACGTACAGCTCCGGCAGGGGGTCCAGGTCGGCAAACAGGTGGCTGGTGTGCTTGCCGTTGACCCGGTAGGTCCCGCCGGTCTCCCGGCAAAATGCTTTAGCCCAGGTCACCGGCCGGAACAGGTCCCTCTCCACCATGGCCCGGTAGACATCCAATCTCCGCTTTGACAGGGGGCGATCGTGGGGAGCAGGGTCCATGTCCCGGTACTCCCTGGCCAGGGCCTTCGTCACCTTCCGGGTGGTCGGTCGCTCTTTCAGGGTCCACGCCATCGGATCTCATCTCCTCAAAAAGAAACAAACAAAGGGGAACCCCGGGGAGAGCATTTCCCCCCGGGTAAGAAACCAGCCTACCGCCTCCGGCCCCTGGCCGGGGGCTCCTCTTCCTCCTCTTCCTCGGGCTCCTCTTCCTCCTCTTCCTCGGGCTCCTCTTCCTCGGGCTCCTCTTCCTCCTCTTCCAACTCGCTGTCCTCATCCTCTTCGTCCAGGTCCTCGTCCTCCTCCGGGGGAGGGGGCTGGGTCTTCTTACCCTTCTTCTGGGCGGCCGGCCTAGGGGCCTCCTCCTCTTCCTCAGTCTCCAGGTTCTCCCGGTGGAGGACGGCCTTGCACCGGGCTGGGTCTACCCCCTTGATCGTCTTGCCCTCGTCGTCCGAGACGATCATGTTCCCGTCCGGGCCGATGGCGTCCACCTCCCACTCCTTGCCCTTGTACTCCACCCAGGAGCCCGGTTTGAAGGTCTTGACGATCTTCCCCTCCCCGTCCGTGTGGACCTTCGCGGAGGACGGCCTGCTGGTCTGGGTATCGGGGGGGGAGGGCCTCCTGGAGGCGGCCGGGGGGCCGCTCCCGACGGGGACCTCCGGGGTGGCCGGGGAGAGCAGCTCCAGGTCCACCCGGATGGGCTCATCGTAGCCCTCCACCTCCACCTCGGCCTCCCCCCGGGCCTCGTTGATCTCCACCACGGTCCCGGTCATGGCCTTGCCCTTCTTGCTGGTCCAGGCTACGTAGGAGCCCTCCCGGACCGGCTCCGGGGTCGCCGCGGCCTTGGCCTGGCCCGGCCGGAGCAGGAACGCCTTCTCCAGTTCCGCGTAGCTCATGTGGACCAGGCAGTCGTCCAGGCACGGGGCCTGGTCCACCATGTCCAGGTCATAGTCGTACTTGCGGGGAACCATCTCGATGTTCGTGATCTTGTTGAAGGCCCGGCCCTTGAAGCTGTCCTTGGAGATGGACAGCTGGAGGGTCATGCCCCCGGCCTCCCGGGTCGGCTTGAAGAAGTGGCGGTGGTGCTCGGCCGAGTTGATCTTGGCCTTGAGCAGCTCCCCGAAGCCCTTGAAGTACGCCTGGTCGAGGATCTGGAAGCCCTTAGCCCTCTCGGCCTCGTTGGAGACGTCGATGACCGCGAACAGCATCCGCTTCTGGTCCCGGAGGGCGATCCAGGTGTCCTTGTCCAGGGCCCGGCCCTCGTCGCTCTCCAGCCACTCGCAGATGGGGCAGGGCTCGTTGAACATCCGCAGGCAGGGGTAGGACTTCTTGCCGTCCACCCCCAGGTTCCGGTGGCAGCGGTACTCCCGGGTGAAGTGGACCATGCCCTCGTCGGCGTCGGGGTTGCCCTTCCCCACGACGTAAGCCATGAAGTCCAGCAGGGCGAAGGTCCCGGGGGTCTTCTTGTTCAGGGACCAGAACCCGACCCCCTCCGGGGGCTTGATACAGGTCGGCTCGAAGCCGGCGTCCTGCTTCTCCACCCATTCTTTCGCGTCAACAAATCTTAATTCTCTTTTTTCTTTCTCTCGCCTATTCAGAGCCATGGAAACCTCCTTCATTTTGGTAAGAAACCCTTCTGGAATCGCATGAACCCATCTAGCCCCCCGGCGTATATCCTTGATAACTCCAGGTAAAACCGGGTAGTCTCGCGAAATAGATACGGCAGACTCTCCAGTTAGAAGTCGTTCGCAGATAACCGGAATGTCTTCGTCTTTTAGCTTGGAATTCCCGTGGGTCGATCCCCTCGGCATCAAACCCATCTTCATGGCATGTTCGATATTCCCCCGCCTCGTGATCCATTCCAAGTTACCCGGAGTATTGTCTGATCTATCGGCACTTTTGTGGTTTATTTCTGGAAGGTTATCCGGGTTTGGTAGGAAAGCATTAGCAACGAGCAGGTGGACCCCAGTCATCTTAGCTACCCCGTGTTTGCAAAGATCAACGCCTAAATATCCACCGGCCCAGGCCGCCTTCAGGATCTTCTCCCGTACCCTCTGAAATCCCCAATGAGGGCTATACTTCATCCTTTCCAGGGATTTTACCCTACCCCAGCAGGATACCTGGTAGAGCCCTTCATACCCCTGAATATCCTTCCAAATTTCTTCGCCATGCCTAACGAGAACCGGAGATGATTCTGGTTTCCTAGAATGATATGGCACGCCCTTGGCTCCTTTCACAGCTGGGGGTTTGTAAATTGGTCGGGGGAGGGTAACTCTACCCTCTTCCGTCCTATTACCATACCTAATTCCAACCGTGAAAACCATCCGGGCTCCTCTACCCCAGCTCCCTCTTCTCCTTCTCCCGTCGTGACAGCACCATGATGATTCCCTTTCTCTCTCTGGAAATTAGAAACGAAATGTCCCTATCGAATCCGTAAAGGATACGGTAGACTCTGACAGAATACTAGCCTGGTAGCTTGGTTGGCTTCTCGGGTTCACTGGAAGGGTCAGTCTCGGGAGCCGCGTCGCTCCCCGGATACAGCTGGGAGAACCGCCGCCGTGCCTGGAGGACCCCGTAGGTCCACATCTTGCCGATGAGGTAGACGGACAGGGGCACGGCCCCCAGGCCCAGGAGCAGGCTCCCCCCCACCAGCCACAGGAAGTTCTCCCAGCCCGTCATCACTTCTTCTTCCCTTCTCCAACGATGTGGACGAACCTCTTCTTCCGGAAGAACCCCACCCTCTCGCACCCCTGCCGGAGCATGTCTTCGTGGGTCATGGTAGGGCTGGACCCCTTCTTCCTCCCCATGACCCGGCCGTCAGCCTTCCGGACGTACTGGGGGACCGGGACCGTCCAGCCCATCTCCACCCAGCCGGCCGCCCTGTAGATTGTCCCCTCGTGCCCCTGCCACTCGTCAGCATAGGAGAGCAGGCAGGGCCACCGCTCCCGGTCTATCAGTCGCATCGAGTGCCGGATCAGGAAGGAGCAGGCGTTCTTCGGGACTCCGGGGACGACCACCAGCCGGGACAGGGACAGGACCCCCCTCCAGTTCTCCGGGTAGCAGTAGTTCGCCGCATCCATGGTCGGGGGCATCCACCAGGAGACCCCCCGGCAGTCAGAGTCGAATAAAGCCCTGTCCTTCCGGAACAGGCCGAAGACGTAGGTCCCGGTATGACTGCCTCCCCTGGAGTAGTGGAATCTTTTCACCAGTAGTCGGGCAATCCGAACAGAGCACGGCCGGACTACCCACTCCTCCTTCCGGAATAGCCCCGGGATAGGACTCGAACCTTCTCCCCCCCCCTGGTTCGGGGGGTGTGCCACCCTTACACTACCGGGGCCGGTCACTTCTTCTTCCCCCTCCGCCCCTCCGCCTCAAATGCCGCCTTATACTCGAACTTCTCCGCGGCCTCCCGCCCGGCCCCGGCCGGCTTCCTCGGCTCCGCGAAGTAGTCGCTCAAAAACAGGTCCACGGCCTTCTCCAGCCCCTTCTTGCGGTTGTCCAGGGTGCCCATGGCCGCCCGGAGGACCTCGACGGCATGGCGGGCGTCGATCTCGGCGGCCACGGCGTGCTGGTACTCCCGCTGCATCTGGACGATCTCCTTGACGGCATCCTCCGTGGTCTTGGGAGCCCCGTACTTGGTGGGGTTCCGGCGAACGTCCTGGGCCAGCTCCGCCCAGGCTAATTCCGTGGCCGCCTTGGCCCGGTCCCAGTCGGCCTGGGCGTCAGCCAGCTTGAGGGCGAAGTGGTGGTAGAGCCGGACCTGGGAGACCCACGCCTCGTCGAGCCGGTACAGGTCGATCTCGTACCAGTCATCCGGGAGGTCCGGGTCAGGCTTCGGCTTGATCGGCAGGGGGACCACGGCTCTACTCCTCCCAACTTTCCGGTACGTCTCCCGGGGGGTAGGTCCCGTCGGGATAGCTCTCGTCCTTCATGACCTGCTCGACCTTCCGGAAGCACTCCCCGCAGTAGCGACCGTGGAACCATCGTGGCCGGACGGTCACAGGCATCACACTTACTCACAAACTCTTCCCCATCCCCGGTCAGCTCCCGGTAGTTTGCTCCGGTTCCCACGAGCCATCCTCCCTCATCTCCGTCGGCCCGTCCCGCCGGACCGGCTCCGGGGACCGGCTGTCCGCTTCCGCCTGCCCGTTCGTGCCCCCCAGGTCCCCGTAGCTCCGGGCCACCAGGAGGAGGAGGTCGGAAGCCTTCCGGAGGGCGGCCGCCAGGTCCAGGCTCTCCTCATAGGCTTCCTCGGCCGCCGCCTTGCCCGCCGCACAGGCTGAGCCGATGGCCGCCAGGTCCAGGTCCCAGGCCATGGCGCAACTCCTCAAGTCGGACTTTGACTTTTGCAGTAATCTCTTGGATGCTTCGAGCTGGCTGTAGAACTGGGCCAGCAGACTGATTACCTTACCGCTGTAGCCGGTCCCGAGCAGCCTGTCCCGGAGGTCCCCGGGAAACCCGGCCGCCTTTCGCCCCTCTACCCCCTCCATACTCCACCTTCACTTCCAGATACGGGTCCATGGACTTGTTTCCTTTCCTGCTGACCACCCCCCGCCATGAGGGCTGGTCCTCTCATAGGAGAAGTAAACGGCCTTCCCCCCTAGATAGTCGGGAAGCTACGGGATTTTCCCTATTTCATTTTCGGCCGGAAAACCCTATAATTTTCCCTATCTTCGGCCGTCTGCTCCCGAACGGCAGAACCCTGAGGGGTCGGGAGGGAAAGCGATTGCCGACCGCGACCTAGAAGAAGTCGGCGTTCCGACCCGTATATCCTCCTCCGGATGGTGGAGGAACGGTAACAAAGTCGGAATAACCAGGTAGCCGGTTTTGGTAGCCCCTTTGACCGGCGAGGAATCGTGCTCCCGCGGACAATGGGGTATCTGGCGTCGTGACAAAGGTTAGATTCAAGGTAACGACGAAAATCAACCACCCTTGGAGACTCAGTGGTACCCGGAACCCGTACCCGTAAGACGCACTGAAAAAGCCCCAAAGGGGCTAGTGTCCCCCTACCCACCCCGAAGACCTTACCAATTAACTGATTCAAACGAATGAACGGGATCACGATTACCTACCCCGGTTTGGAAACCACTTCATAGCAGGCCCGGATCAGGGAAGCCTTTTTCCCATCGTAGAAGTTGGACTCGAAAGCGTTAATGATCCAGTAAGCTCGGGCTGATAACTTCCCCCCCGATAGCAGGATGGTAGAGGCATAGGACAGGATCATATGTCGCAGGGATTCCGGCTCTTCATCTACCGATTTCAGGATCGGAGCCATGTCAGACCACTTAGTACGGGGATCGAGCAGGGCCCGGGCTATCTCGATGGACTTATGTTTGGCATCAGTCCTTTGGATAAGGTCTAGACGAGCCTTATCCTCTTCCAACTGGAGGACCTGGTGAAGGAGAACAAGAGCCTTCCGGGCCGAGCCCTCCGAGGCTTCGGCTAACCGGGAAGCAAGCTCCTCCGACAGGGAAGCTCCCTCCTTCTCAGCAACCGAGCATACCAACTCCTGGATCACATCGACGGTAATCGGGGACAACCGGACCTCCGTACAGCGAGTGTGGATGGTCTTCAGGAGCTTCCCCGGGTCCGTGGTGGCCAAGATAAAATAGACGTGTCTGGGGGTATCCTCCAGCATCTTCAGGAGGGCCTGCTGGGCAAAAGTGGCCCGGCTGAGCGACTGTACCTCGTCAAGATACCAGATCCGGCAAGGACCGAACACGGGAGATAGACCCATCCGGATCTGGATAGACCGGACCGTCTCCATAGCCCCTTCGACAGAAGCACAATTAACTTCGGCATAGTCCGTCCGGCTGCACTTCAACCTCTTACAAAGGATGCGGGCGATGGTGGTCTTGCCCACCCCGGAGGGGCCGGTCAGGAGCAGGGTATGGGGCACCTTCCCCGAGGCCAGGAAGCCGGAGAGGGTCTTGACGGCCTCCTCCTGGCCCACCAAGTCCTTGAGCCGTTTGGGCCGGTAGCGGTGGTACAGCTCCAGCCCGTCGTCCCCGTTCCTCTCCGGCTGCTGCTCTAGTACGGTCATGTTCTCCCTCACTTCCCACAGAAGAACCCACAACTCGTCACCGACAGCAAGTCTTCCGGGTCTTTGGCAGCCCTCCGGTCCCGGAGGACCTTGAGGATCTGGACCACCCGCTTCCGGACGATCCTCTCCCGATTCTGCCTAATCCAGTCCAGGGGCTTCCCGGCGATCCAGGTGTAGGGCTGGTCCCGGCGCTCCCCCTGGGAACCAGCAGCCCCGATCCTCCCCTCGATCTCCTCCGCCTTAGAGAATAGGTCCGGGTGGTGCTCCAGGAGCCCGGCCCACTCGTACTGCCTCTGGAAGAAGCACAGGAAGCAGTTACTCCTAGTCCTCCAGGCAAACAGGCTGTCGAAGACCCAGCGGGGCAGGGAGCCCAGGACCTCGTCGGCCGGGGGGAGCAGCCGGAACCCCCCCCTATGCTTTCGCTCCAGGGCTTCCCGGACCAGATCGTGGACCCGCTGCCAGAAGAACGTCGGGGGCCGGAGGTCCGCTTTATCGAGGATAGCGTAGACCATCGGCAGGTCGATCCCCAGCTCCTGCAGCGGGTAGGTCGGGAAGATGTTCGCCTTCCCCTCCCCGTAGCCGGCCCGGTCCTCGTCGGCCCTCAGACCGAAGTAGACGGTGGCCGGGTCCTTCCCGATCCACTTCTCCATGGGCCGGATCTTCCCCTGCCGGGTGCAGAACCTCATCTGCGGGGACGGGAGCATGTCCTCCCGGACGATGATCTGCTCCAGGGACTTCCCGATCCGGACCAGGGGCCTGCCCAACCGCTCCTCCACCCGGTCTAGCCAGGCATAGGTCTCCGGTAACTCACAGCCCACATCGTTAAAAAACAACTCATAAGGTAAATCCGGCTGCCGGGCGATCTGGACCAGGGCCGTGGCACAGGAGTCCTTCCCGGAGATGGGGATCAGGTGTCTCATGTCTCAGAACGGGCAGTCGTCCTCAAACTTCCGGGGCCTCCTCCCCCCCTCCGGCTCCCGGGGCACGACCAGCCCGGCCTCCTCCCGGAGCCGCCGGAAGAACTCAACGGCAAACTCCCGGGACACCGGGGCCTGCCGCTTGAGCCGCTTCGTCCCCTTCCGCCAGATGTCAAACTGGTACTCCTGGGTCGTGGCCAGCAGGTTCAGCCTGCCGAAGCGGAGGGACCAGGTGCTCGTGTAGACCATGTAAGCCTCGTCCGCTTCCGATCCCCGGGGAGGGTCAGCGGTAACCTGCAACTTTGTCAGCTCGGCCTCCGTCACCAGGACCACCAGGTCGATGTCGGAGTCCCTCCCGGGAATCCCGTAGGCGTGGGAGCCGGTCAGGAACGGTTTCCAGGACTTGAAGACTTCTTCCTTCATAGGATTTCCAACACCTCCCTCCACAGCCTCCGGAGGACCTTCCCCACCGGGGACGGCCCCGCCGGAGCCCTCTTCGGTTCGACCTCACGGACCCGGGCAGCCTTCCGGGGCTTAACAGACATGCCGGCCCAGGGGTCCCGTAGGGCCGGCCGGGTATCCAGCTCGGCTACCGGCCACCGGGCCCCCGGGTCCTCCACGGCCCCACACCTCTCACACCGGGCCGGGGGCCGGTCGTCGGCGAACCGCCACAGGGCTGGGACCGATACCCTCCCCCCGCAGAGGGAGCAGCGGCCGATAATTACCAGGTCCCCGGTCACGTCTTCCCCCCGCGGCACCGGGGCCCCCGTCGAAAGGTTTGCCAACGGAGGTTCCCGGGAGTAAACCCCTCCGTAATCCGGTAATCGCTACCGGGACAGTAGGTCCTTCGCTCCCTCCGGACGGACTTCATCGGAACCACCGGCAGGTTTGCCGCCTCATCCATAACAGCATGGCACGTCTCGCAGGTAGCCGGGGGCCGGTTTACCCCCCACCAAATTGTCGGAACCGATACCACCCTGCCGCAGATGGAGCACCGGCCCACAGGCTTCCTGTTCAGGTTCCCGTACATAATCTTACCTCCCGAACAAATCTTCAAATACCTTATTCACGTCCCGGAAGACCTTATCCAGGTCGGAGCAGGCCCGGTCCATCTACTTCCGGGTCTCAATTACCTCCGCCGGGGACAGGCTCTCCCCCCCGTCATTCAGGACAGTAGTTTCCCGGACCACCTTCCCGTCCGGGCCGAATACCCGGGTCCTGGAGTAGGAGATAACCCTGGGGCCGCCCCCACGAACCTTTCCCAGGACCTCCCGCAACCTCTCGAACATGATCCTAACCTCCCGAACGAGCGGACTTCCCCCAAGGAATAGTCGGGGATCACTCCTCCTCTTCCCCGGAAGCCTTCCCCAGCCGGAAGCCGGTCCTCATCTTCCGGTCCAGGGCTTCCAGGTTGCGGACGGCCATCCTGTGGTAGGAGGGCTTCAGCTCGACCCCCAGCCCCCGCCTCCCCGACCGGACGGCCATGTAGACCGTACTGCCCACCCCCGAGAAGGGGTCCAAAACAACGTCGCCCGGCCGGCTCCACAGCTCCAGGCACCGCTGGACCACGTCGAGCTGCAGGGGGCAGATGTGGCGGACGTCGTCCGGGTCCCTCCCCCCCTTGAACGGGAGCACCTTCGTTTGTCTAATGTCGTCCCACACCGGGGAGGCGTACCGCTGCCAGATCCAGTGGCTCCGCTTGTTCGTGTGCTGGTCCTTGTGGCCCAGGTAGCGGTCCAGGGTGCCGGGGACCGCCCGGGCCCCGTGGTACTCGGTCAGGCCGTCCGGGTGGGGGATCGGGGCCGGGTTCTCCCCCTTCTTCCGGAAGGCCAGGACGTAGTCGGGGATGCCCGTCCGGCACAGGGCCGAGTCCTTCACGAGCTGCTGGTGGGCCAGGCCCACGGCCTTGGTCCGGGTGGCCGCCACCAGGGGGTCCTTCCAGATGACGAAGCGGGAGTGGTACACGAAGCCGGCCGCCTCGTGGCAGCGGATGATATCCCCGGGGAAGTCCTTCAGTCCGATCTCCTCCCCGTTGACCTTGAACGTGGGCAGGTCCATGCAGTGGGCGGCCGCGACCCTCCCGGGCATCAGGAGCCGCTCCGTCTCCCGGACCACGTAGCCGTAGTGCTCGAAGAACTCCTCATAGTCCTTACTGTTGGATAGGTCCCGGGGGTCATCCGAGTATGAAAACAACTGAGCGAAGGGAGGTGAGTACAGGATCAGTCCAACCGTTTCGGCTGGCAGCTGGGGGAGGACGGAGCAGGAGTCTCCCAGGAACAGGGAGTACCGCTCCGTCTTGACGGACTTCCCCCGGCTCACCTTCTCCGCCCGTTGCCCAGCCATGCCGGCACCTCCACTTCCTCACTCTCCAGAAACCCGTTCCCACCCGTCACTCGTAAAACTTCCTTCATGGAGGCGATGATCCCGTCGTACATAGCCGACATCTGCCGCTCCTTCAGGAGCAACCCGTCCACCACCCTTCGCTCCGCCTCCGAGGAGACCACGTGGACCGTTACCTCCCTCTCCTGCCCGAACCGCCAGCACCGCCGGATGCACTGGTAGTACGACTCCATGGACCACGACGGGAAGTAAATAACGTCGGAGCAGTGCTGCCAGTTGAGCCCCCAGCCGGCCAGGACAGGCTTGGAGACCAGGACCCGGACCTGCCCCTGGGAGAAGGCGTCTAGCCTTTCCTCCTTCTCTTCATCGGTATGTCTCCCGGCGACCTGGACGGCGTCGGGGATCAGCTTCTCTAATAAATCCCCCTCAGGATTCAAGTGGCAGAACAGGACGCAGGGCCGGTCCTCCGGGACCAGGGAGGCGGCCAGCTCACACCTGGCTTGCAAGGTGTCCCGCCGCTCCCTCCTCTGCTGGTTTAGAGTCCGGGCCAGGGTCGGGAAGAAGCCCCCGTTAGCCTTGCTGGGGACGGTGTGGTGCTTCACCCTCAGCGGGGGCAGCTGGAAAGCCCCGTCCGGGAAGCCCAGGTCGGAGGGCTTCCGGCAGGCCCTCGCCCAGCCGGCTACCCACTGCCAGAACCGCCTCCGGGCATGGCCCTTCAGCTCCCACTTGCTTCCCGTGTTCTGGGGCCCCATCAGGGGGGAGAAGAACGTCCCCAGCATCCGGGCCTTGGTCACGACTCCCAGAACGTCGGAGGAGGAGCCCAGCTCGACATAGTCGTTGGGAGCCGGGGTAGCCGTAGCCAGCAGACGGTACGGGAGCCTGTGGGCGAAGGCCGACACGAACTTTCTGGTCTGGGAGTCAAAATCCTTGCAGCACCCGACCTCATCGCAGATGATCCCGTCAAAGTCGGCCGGGTCCAGGTGGTGGAGCCTCTGGTAGTTCAGGACGTTGATCCCCGGCCACAGCTTCTTCCCCTTGATCCGGTGGGCCTCTACCCCGAACTTTTCGGCCTCCCTTATCATCTGGGGACCGACGGCCAGGGGGGTCAGGAGCAGGACCCGGCCGCTCGTCTTCCGGACCACGTTCTCCCCGAAGATACACTCCATCGCTGATTTGCCCAGCCCGCAGTCGCACAGGAGGGCTCCCCTCCCGGTCCGGACGGCCCACTCGGTCAGGACCCTCTGGAAGTCAAACAGCTTGGGAGACAGCCACAGGGGCTCGAACCCGGCCGGCTTCCTCTGCTGCTCCTTGACCTTCAGGAATTCCGAATAGCTCTTCATGCTGCCTTCGGCCCCCACAGACCGTCCTCCCCCCGGACCCAGGGGCTCTTGTCTGCCCACGTCTTACCCAACCCGACCACGTCAATTTCCACAAGTAAGGGGACGATCAGCCAGTCCCACGCCTTGCGGATATCGGAAGTCATGACCCGTTCGATCAGGTCCAGGACCTCCTGTAACTCCTCCGGGGGTACGTCCAAAAGTAGGCAATCATGGATTTGTCCTACGATCAAACTCTTCAGTCTCCTCTTCCGAAGGATCTTCTGGATGCGGATCAGGGACCAGAGCAGACAGTGGAAGGCAGGTCCCTGGACCGGGTCGTTCAGCAGGTTGTTCCGGCTGCATAGGCCCCCCTTGCCCCAGACCACCTCGAAGCCCGTCACCAGGGAGGACCGGCCCTCCCGCTCGTAGTCGGCGAACCTCTGCTCCTTGCCGGCCGCAAAGACCGGGAACCGCCGGTAGAAGTTCGCCTCCACCGCCTTGACGTGGGCCTCGTAGGAGCCCGGCCGGGGGTCCCGCTTCGGGTCGAAGTCTCCCGGGGAGCGGATGCCCTGCCTCCGGAGCCACCTCGCCACCAGGGTCTCGTCGTCCTTCATCTTGACCCCGGGGATGGCCTCCCAGATGTTCCGGGCCATCTGCAAGTAGTAGGAGCCGTACAGGGTGGGGAACACGAACTGGTTCTTGGCCAGGTAGCGCATCTGCTTCGACACCTGGGACGGTTCGCATAGGAACAGCTCGGCCGCCGAGTCCCGGTGGATATCCTTGCTGGGGTCCGAGGCATAGGCCACCATCTCCGGGTCCTTCCAGACGCAGGCCGCGATCTTGAACTCCATGGCCCCGAAGTCTGCCTCTACCAACAGCCGGCCCGGCCGGGGGACAAAAGCCTTCCTGATCAGGGGTCCGATCTTAGAATCCCGGATGGGGATGTTGTGCAGGTTCGGTGAGTCTGATGAGGACCTGAAAGTACGGACCGTATTCAGGTTCTCCGTGGGGTGCAGGAACCCGTCCACCACCTCCCGCCGGACCCCCTCCAGGTAGGTAGACTTGAGCTTCTTTAGCCTCTCCACCGCGAGCAGGGTCTTGACGAAGGGCAGGTCCACGGAGGCCAGGGCCGCCTCGTCCGTGGACGGCTTACCGTCCGGGTAGCGGTCCGTGGGGGCCGTCCGGAACGGGCAGGGGTAGCCCAGCCTCTCGTACAGGACCACCCCCAGCTGCTCCCGGGAGCCCAGGTTGGTCTTAGCCCCGAACGCCTTCCGCCAGACCCCGTAGGTCGGGTCCCTCCGCAGCTCCTCCTGGAGGGAGCGGATCTGGTCCCCCACCTCGACGATGGTCCGGTCCAGGTAGTCCACGTCGATGGCGATACCGGCATCCTCGACCTCGGCCAGGGCCAGGGTCCCCTCTAGGAGCAGGTCCACGGCTTCCAGGGTAGCGGTCACTCTCACCTCCTCGGGCCGGACGGGTACTCGTATCTCATCCGAATCCGTACGGAAACTCCTACCCTCTATGCCGATGCTCCGGAGGACCTTCCTCACTACTCTTTCCGATACCCCCACGGGCTCCCCCCTTTCTTTGCCGTCTCCCGGCCGTCCCGGGAAATGAGCCGGCACCAGACGGAAAACGCCAGCAGGAAGGTCCCCCTGGGGTAGTTCCCGGAGTGGGCCTCCTGCATGGCCGCCACGAACAGGACCAGGCTCCCGACCCCTAGCAGGAGTGGGCAAACTTCGTCCACTACCTTCAAAACGGTCCGGATCACGGGGCCTCCCTCCCGCACTCGCAGAAGGCCCGGTAGGTCAGGGGCCAGTGCTCGGCGAACGGCCCCTCGCACTTCCGGGCCGCCGCCTCGATCTCATAGAGCGGATAGCTGGGGTGGTTAGCCCCGGGCTCGTGGGTCCGGAGGGACAGGAAGGCCATCATCGAGCGGGGGTTACACGTCACCCAGCAGGAGGAGTAGACCCCGACCGGCAAGCAGTCCCGGGCCAGGCCAGGGTCAATCCCCAGGGCCAGGTTCTCCTCGTACTTCCGGTAGGCTAGCTCGTAGGACTCCCGGAGGTTGTCGCACAGGACCCGGTAGACGGAATCCCCGTAGGACGGCCGGGTCATACCCGGGGGATACCTCTCGTCGATGGTCAGGAACTTCGGCCGCCCCGGCTTCCAGTCATCTACCTTGAGCATCGGCCGGTCGCGGGGAGGGACGTAGAAAACCGGCTCCAGGACCGAGTAACGCCCGCTCTGCTCATTAAAAGACTGGACCCTGTGCCTGTGCCACTCCCTCCAGACCAGGATCGGAGCGTGGACGAAGAACGTCATAGACCCGTGTTCAAAACAACTACCGTGCTTCATCCTCATGAGGTAACGGATCAGACCGTAGTTATCCTCGGCCCTCCCGGGGTCAGAGAAGGCCAGGGCCTCCTCCCCGGAGACGGAGACCTTAGCCGCCGCTATGACGGAGTAGTCCCCCCCGACCTGCTGGACCAGTCGGACGGTAATGTCACTAGTACACCGGACCTCAGTCTTCTGGTCACCCACTTCCCTTCCTCCACAACTGGGGCTTAGTGTCCCCCTTAACGTACAGGGGGTGCCGGGGGTAGCCCTGCTTCGTTAGACCTAAGCAGTAAAGGTCTACCCCCCGAAGCATGTCCAGGACCTCCCGGTCCCGGGCGAAGGGGACCGACGCCCCCCAGGCACAGACCACCAGGTCAGCCTCAACGGCTGTCCGGAGGTGGTCATTCCAGCCCGGGCCGACCGGGTCCTCCGCGTCCAGCAACTCCCCCGGGTCCGTGGCCCGGAGGGCGAACAGGTTCAGGACGGCCAGGGAGGAGTAGCCCCAGGACCGGGTAAAGCCCGCGCACCTCCGGACGGTCGGGTCATCCACCAGGGCGTCAGCCGTACTGGGGTTGAGCATGACGAAGCAGACTTCCCGCCCGTCCCCGCCACGGGCCCACTGCCTGTGCAGCCAGTAGCGGTACTTTCCACACCCGGACAGGGCGGCCGCCCGGCTCAGGTCGGAGTATCCGGAAGACAGCCCCCGAAAGAATCCGGGCACGGCTAATAATCCCCCCAGGAAAGGTCCCTAGGATCGGGGACCGGCCCGCCCTTCGGCCTCCGCTCCTCCTCCATGATCCGGGCAATCTGCTCCGCCTCTACTACCTGCTCATCCCCGGGCTGGTTCTTGCCGTGGGCGATCCTCCGGGAGATCCAGTAGCGGATGGTAGCCGGGGCGTTCTCGTCCCTCCCCAGGAGGACGAAGACCATCTCACTGTCCCGGGCCCTATTCAGACAGGAGTTCGGGTCAGTTAACTCATCTCGCTTCCTCATGACTTCTTCTCCTTCCTCCACATACCCAGGATATGATCGACGGCGTTCACGGGGGTCTCGGGATCTTTTACGTCCAGCACCCACTTCAAAGCTACTTTCAGCCCGATCAAAATACCCCGCAGTTCCCCATCGGCCTTCTCCCATTTGGCCTTGGAGAACTCCAGCAAATCTATCAGGGCTTCCAGGATCTCCCTCTCGGTCTTCACGGCCTCAGTTCTCCCCCACGTTCTTCCGGGAATCCTCGATATCCCGGGCCTTCTTTAGGAGCAATCCGGCGACGTTCCGGGCCTCCTCCGGGGTAAAATGAATCCACCACTTCGGATCGGTGAACTGGACAGAGACATAGTTATAATCTTCAGTAATTCCGACGATTAAAGTCCCCGGACCCCGCACCTCATCAACCGGATGTTTCTCCCGATCCATAATTCCCCCCCCTACCCCTATAGTCGGAAGCCCATCTCTTCCATCTGGAGCCTGGCCAGCTCCCACTCCAGCAGGGAGTCGGCCCCGCAGTACGCGAGAAGTTTATCCATGGCCACCTGGCAGACCCGGTTCCGGGCGTTGGAGTTGGCCGCCTTCAGGTAGGGGGCTACCTGCTCATCGTAGGGGCCGACTCCCAGCCGGGCAAACGCCTGGAACTTCAGGCCGGTGATCCCCGGCCGGTTGTCGAGGACGTGCGCGGCCAGCATCGTGTCCCAGACCCAGTTCCGGACCCGGAGGCCCAGGACGGCCATGGAGTACCGCTGTTCATACTTGACGTTCGCCCCGCACTTGGGGACCTCGGACCGGAGGAACTCTTTCATGGCCCGGACCGCCTCCCCCACCCAGGGGAAGGCTATGGTCGTCTCCCCGTCGCTTAGGGAGCAGCAGACAATCCCGGCCTCCGGCCCGTCCGGCTTCAGGGTAGACGCCTCGTAGTCAAAGGCCGTCAGCCGGCTCCCCCCCGCCAGCCTCCGGATCTCAGAGGCCGCCTCCTCCGGGTCGTAGAGGCAGCGGACCTGTCGGAGGGGGTCGGGGACCGGCTCCGGCCACGGTCTCCCGGAGCACTCCCCGGCTGTCCTCAAATGGTCCCGGAACATCCTCTCCAGGAGGGCGTACTCCCGCTTGCCCTGGGAGCGGAGCAGGAAGGACGGGTGCCAGGTGGGGCAGACCCAGGCGTTGACCTTCCGGGCCGGGACCTTCCACTTCACCCACCGGCCCACCGGCCCCACGTCCTCCTTCCACAGCCACCCTACGACGCTCTGGACGGCCCCGGCCCCCAGCAGGATGATCGTCTCCGGCCCCAGCTCCTTGATCGCGTTCACGACGTTCGGTCGGCAGTGGAAGACGGCCTTCTCCGGTAGGGCGTTGTGGGGTGGCCGGCAGATCGCCGAGTTCGTCACCCAGCAGTCCCGGAACAGGTCGATGCCCGCGGCTGCCAGGTGGCCCTGGAGGTACTGGCCGGAGGGCCCCACGAACGGCCTCCCCTGGGAGTCCTCCTCTGCTCCCGGTGCCTCTCCACAGACCAGGATCTTCCGCCGGCCCTCCCCGGCCACCGGCATCTTAGGGGACTGGCAGGTGAGGTGGAGCCGGCACTTGTGGCAGGCCGGCTGCAAGGGGACCCGGGCCCGGACCGTCTGGAGGGAGGAGGCAAGGAAGAAGCCGGCCATTCCGTCAGCCCCCGATGGTTTCCGTGTCCAGGTACAGCTGGTCCACCTCATCCAGGTCCCCCCACCACTGCTCCAGGCAGTCCCCGCAGACCTCCCCCGGCCGTGGCTGCTCTCCGGGAGTCAGGAAGACCTCCTGCCGGCAGCGGGGGCAGTGGACTACCTCCAGGTGGTCTATCCGGCCATTCTGATCCAGGTAGCGGCCGGCGTCGTCAGACAGGATCATGTTCTTTTCCCCTCCTCTAGCAAGACCTCCAGACCCTTCCTCAGCTGCTCCTCCGTATCTAGACGGCACTCGGCAACCAGGGCACGGGCCTGCCAGTAGTCCACCTTCCCCTCCAGGGGCCAACGCTTCCAGGCCGGGACCCGGACATAGGCTTCCCCGCCGCACTCCGGGCAGTAGCCGGGCTTGCCCTTCTCCCGGCCGGGGAGGCTGTGGCCCTGGCAGCAGGAGCAGTTCGCCTCCACCACCCGGTCCCCCTCGGCCACCAGCTTCTCGGCCTCGGCGAACCGGGAGTAGTCGAGGTCCTTCCGGAGGATCATTCGTCTTCTCCACTACTCGTCTAGCCAACCACTTCCACCATACTTCCAGCACTCCCACTCAAATATAACCGTAATGAGCAGGGACAGAACTTCTGCTCCGAACCTTCCTCCGACCTCAGATACCAGGGCGGCGGACCCGTTTACCATGGACAAAACGAACGAGATAGCAGGGGACCTCCCCGTAATCGGACCGGGGCAGGTTGTAGACCTTGAGCCCGGCCTCCTCCATCTCCCTCCGGACGACCTCCGCCACGTCCGGGTTCTCCTCGGGGGTCCCCCTCCGGGCCAGGTTCGGGAAGACCCTCCTGGCCGGGTTCGCTCTCATGGCGATATAGTTCGACGGGTTTACAGAATCTTCCCTCCCTCCAATGAGACTAGATAAAAAAGGTGCCCGGCCCCTGGCAACCCATCCCGATACTGCCCAGATACCGGGACGGCGAAACGGGGCCGGGCATCAGCAGCCTACTCCGACTCCTCCTCGTGGTTCCCCACCGGGACCCGCTCCTTCTTCCTCTTCTTCGGATGGGGGGCCGGCTCCCCGTCCTCCTCCGGGGGCATCTCACCCTCCGTATTGCTCCCCTCCGGCAGGGTCAAACATGAGACGAACACGTAGGAGCCGGAGACCACTTTTAGCCGCTCGGCCGAGATCAGGCAGTCGGAGTGCTTCTTCACCAGGTCCATGAGGATCTGGGGGGCCACCAGGAACTTGATGGCCGGGCCGGCGTACTTCACCTTCCGGTCGCTCCGGTACCAGCCCGTGATACCTGTCCCCTTCAGGGTCAGGCGGCCGGGCTTCAGCTCGATGAGCACCGCGTCCCCCTCGGCGTTCTCGGAGGTGAAGACCTTGGCCTTGTCGGCCTCCTCCGCCAGACCCTTGGGGAGCATGGCCGGCTCGCCCCCCACCTCCAGGATCTCCCCCAGGTCCGGGAAGTCGTTCTCGAAGTACCGGCGGCAGGACAGGACCAGCTTGGCGGGGGAGCGGAAGTGGAGCCAGGTCTCGGTCTCGGCCACCTCGGTCATGCCCAGCCCCGCCACGTGCTTGACGGCCGACTGCCTCACCAGGGTGGGCTTGGCGATGGGGGTCTTCAGGTTCCAGCGGCACAGTTGGTAGTTATCACAGGCCTCAATCCAGTCCGGGGTCAGGTTCACGCAGGTCAGGGCGAACTGGGACTCGTCCCGCCCGGCACAGGCCTGGACCACGGACACGGCGTCGGCGAACTCGGGGGGCAGGGCCTTCCACCTCTTCGGGATCTCCACGTCCTTGATGGGCAGGAGCACGTCAGCCTCCATCCGCAGGCCGCAGGCCCGCCGCTTGCCGGTCAGGACCAGCTCCCCCTCCCCGGCCGAGACCTCCAGCTCATCCTCGGGAAGCTTGCGTAGGATGGCCAGGAGGGGCTCGGCCTGGACGGCTCCCGTCAGCTCCTCCTCCAGCCCCGAGGGGCAGTGGCAGGCCACCTCCTCGTTGTAGGCGAACACCTTACCGGACTGGAAGACATAGCAGCTGCTCTGCTCAACGATCTCCTTCTTCGAGACCCCGGGCAGGACGGACTCCAGGGCGCGGAGGAAGGTCTCCCTGCTGACGTAGGATGGCATAGGTATCACGTTCCTTTCTGCTTTGGTTTTCTGCGGACCAGCTCCATACCGTAGTCGTCGTCTCCGACCCTCCTCACGATGCCGGGCCGGAGGCGGAGCCGGTTCCGCCTAAAGGGCGAGTAGTCCACCAGGTGGTGCCAGCGGTTGAACCGCCAGACTACCTTCACCACGTCCGGGTGCTGGTCCCGGAGGGACTCCGCGAAGGCCAGCCGGTGGTCATCCGTCTTGTACACGGTGTCGGTGTTCCCGCCCTTCATGGCCCGGGCCCCCTTGCACCCGGCCGTGTCGAGCTTCCTCATGAGCAGGGCCCGGAAGAGCAACGTGACGTACCCGTCCTTGAGGACCCTCAGGGACAGGTCCGTATCCTCGTTGTACTTCCCCCGCCAGCGGTAGGGCAGGGACGTGTCGATCAGGATGCAGGAGTAGACCCGGCTGTTGAGGAGGAAGGGGGACAGCCGCGGCTCCCGGTCCATGACAAAGCCCACGTGGTGGGGGCCGGCCAGGGCCACGTTCTCGTAGCGGTCCACGAAGTCCTCCATGGCCAGGAAGAACCTCCCCCCGTGTACGGACAGGCGGCGGTTCTGGGTAGTCCGGTAGAAGTTGCGGATATTGTCGTCAACTACCCAGTGCCTCCTGTGGCCGTTCTCCCTGGCCCACTCCCAGATGAAGTTCCGGGCCGGGATCGAGCCCTGGCCCAGGTCGTGGAAGGGGAGCTTGACTACCTTGTCCTTCCCCAAGTGGCGGCAGTACCTCTTGTACTCCGTTTCCTCCACGAAGAACCTGTGGCTGACCCCCAGGCGGTCCAGGGCCCTCCCGGTAGTCTGGCAGTCCCAGCGGCCCTTGCTGGGGATACAGACCGGGTAGCGGCTATCCGCCTTGGGGCCGTCCCAGTAGAACTCGCCGCCGGAGAGGACCCCCTGGTCCGGGTACCAGGCCGTGTCGGAGCGGGCCGTCACGCGGAGCCCGGTCACCCTCGCGAACTCCTCCACGTCCTCCTTGGTCATGAAGTTGACCGTGATCGCGTAGTTGGGCCGGGCGTTGCCCATGGCGAAGCTGGGCATCCCCCACCACTCGGTCCGCCAGTCCGGCTCCAGGTCCAGCAGGCCCATCCTCGGGGGGTGCGTCTTCCGGGGGGGAACCTCCATAGTGCTCTACCTCCTACCTCCTACCTCCTACCTCTACTTCCGGAAGCCGAACCCGACCGGCTTCTTCGTCCTCCGCCCCCGGTAGGCGTGCAGCTTGCGGGCAAGGCGGCCGGCCTTACCCAGGGTCGTCAGGGAGACCCAGACCCAGTTCCGGGCATACTCGGGGCCCCACCTCTCCCGGAAAGCCGCGAAAATCGCCTCAAACTCCGGGGTGTAGGGCAGCTGGTCCCTGGTCAGGGGCTGGGCGTCGTAGGCTTCCACGAGGTGGCGGACCATGGCCGGGGACAGGTTCGAGCCGCGGGCCGGGCCCCGCCTCTTCCCGGAGGTCCTGATCTCCACCCCGCCGACCCGGTAGTGCTGCTTCCTCAGGTAGAGGCAGCGGTAGTAGACCCCGGCCTCCGTCCCCCAGGGGTGGCCGGGGTGGGCCGCCCGGTAGTCTATGGCCAGCTGCCCCAGGTCCGGGGCATAGGCCCACCGCTCCGGGTCGCCGGGGATCTCGGCGGAGTAGACGGCCAGCCAGGCGTCGTCCCACCAGTGTCCTTCGGGATCTCGGGCCACGGGAGTCTTCTCCTTTCCACCTTCGCTGGTACGGCCGGTCACGAACCCTTCCGGACCAGCTCCATACCGTAGTCGTTATTCCCCTCCACCCTCACCACCCCCGGTCTAGGAACCAGCCGGTTCTTCGCGAACGGGGCATAGTTCACCTCATGGTGCCACCTGTTAAACTTCCAGACTACCTTTACTACGTCCGGGTGCTGCTCTCTTAAAGATTCGGCGAAGGCGAGACGGTAGTCCCCGGTATTGTAGACCGTATCCGTATTCCCGCCCTTCATAGGTTTGTTATTCCTAGACCCCGCCGTACCGGGTTTACACATACATAGGGCACGGAATAGAACGGTACAGTAGCCATCCTTGAGCAGGCGTAGGGATAAATCGGTATCCTCGTTATAACGGCCCCGCCACCTATAGGGGAGTAACGTATCGAGTAGAATAAAAGAGTATACCCTACTATTTAATAAGAATGGGGTAAGTCTCTGGTTCCGGTCCCGGACAAAGTTCCTATCGTGGGGCCCCGCCATAGCGACGTTCTCGTACCTATCCACGAAGTCCTCCATGGCCCGGAAGAAACCCCCGCCACGAACTAATAACTTCCGGTTATTCGTCGTCCGGCAGCAGTGTTTGATATTATCGTCCACTACCCAGTGCCTCCTGTACCCCCTCTCCTTACACCACTCCCAGATGAAGTTTCTAGCCGGTATGGAACCCTGTCCAAGATCATGGAAGGGGAGTTTGACTACCTTCTCCTCTCCGAGATGCCGACAGTATTCCTCATACTCGGTCTCCTCCACGAAGAAGCGGTAGCCGACTCCGAGCCGGTCCAAAACTTTCCCGGTCAGCTGGCAGTCCCAGCGCCCCTTGCTGGGGATGCAGACGGGATACCTGGAGTCGGTCTTGGGTCCGTCCCAGTAGAACTCCTCTCTCGACAAAACTTCCTGATGGGGATACCAGGCCGAATTGGACTGAGTTCTAATTCTCAAACCGGCTACTCTAGAGAACTCTTCCATGTCCCCCTTCGTCATGAAGTTAATGGTTATCCGGTAGTTAGGTAGGGTATCTTCCATAGAGAAACTCGGCATCCCCCACCACTCGGTCCGCCAGTCAGGATCTATGCACAGGAACCCCCTGTCCCGGATATGTGACCTCTTCTTACGGGGGGGAACATCCATACCGCAAACCTACCTCTTCCGGACCAGCTCCATACCGTAGTCGTTCTCACCTACTGTCCTCACGATACCCTCCCGGAGCCGCAGCCGGTTCCTCCGGAACGGTGCGTAGTCTACCTTGTGGTGCCAGCGGCCGAACCTCCACACCACCTCCACGCAGTCGGGGTGCTGGTCCCTCAGGGACTCCGCGAAGGCCCGCCGGTAGTCCCCGGTACTGTAGACCGTATCCGTGTTCCCGCCCCGCATGGGTCTCACGCCCCGGGAGCCGGCCGTGTCCGGCTTATCCATGCACAGGGCGTTAAAGAGTAGGGTCGCGTACCCGTCCTTGAGCAGGCGGAGGGACAGGTCCGTGTCCTCGTTGTAGCGGCCCCTCCACCTGTGGGGCAGAGAGGTGTCCAGGAGGATACAAGAGTAGACCCGGCTGTTGAGCAGGAAGGGGGACAGGCCCGGGTTCCGGTCGTCCACGAAGGCGATGTCGTGGGGGCCCGCCATGGCGACGTTCTCGTAGCGGTCCACGAAGTCCTCCATGGCCCGGAAGAACCCGCCCCCGCGGACCGTCAGCCTCCTGTTGCCGTTCGTCCGGTAGAAGTTACGGATGTTGTCGTCCACGACCCAGTGGCGTCCGTATCCCCTCTCCCTGCACCACTCCCAGATGAAATTTCTAGCTGGTATGGACCCCTGCCCTAAATCGTGAAAGGGGAGCTTAACCACCCTCTCCCGGCCGAGGCTAGAGAAGTAGTCCGCGTACTCCGTCTCCTCCACGAAGAACCTATAACTTACCCCGAGCCGGTCCAGGATCTTCCCGGTCAGCTGGCAGCCGGCCCGCCCCTTACTGGGGATGCAGACCGGGTACTTAGAGTCAGTCTTCGGGCCGCCGTAGTAGAACTCTCCGGCCCGGAGCCGGTCCCGGGCCGGGTACCAGGCCGAGTCCGACTTCGCCGTCACCCGCAGGCCGGAAACCTCGGCGAACCGCTCCACGTCACCCCTAGTCATGAAGTTCACCGTGATAGAGTAGCCCGGCCGGGCGTCCCGCATGGAGAACGCGGGCATCCCCCACCAGTGCTTCCTCCAGTCCTGTTCCAGGTCGAGGAGGCCGGACGCCTTCGGGCGGATATCCTTCGGCGGGACCTCCATCCTACCTACCCCCTCCGCACCTGCCCAGCAGCTGCCCGACCTCCGGTACGAACTCCGCCACGGCTGCCCGGGCTCGGGCTATGTTATCGGGATCGTTCCACAGCCGGCACCGCCCGCTGGGGTGGGGCAGGACCAGGGCCCTCCGGCCCCAGGAGACCTCGAACGCGGCGAACGGCCGGAACGGTACCCGGAAGGCCCCGCACACCCGGGAGCCTAGCAGTACCAGCCGGGAGTCCCGGACGCGGGCGGCCGCCTCCCGGGCCGCCTCCGTACTCCACTCCCCCACCACCAGGTTGACCCGCCGGAAGCTCCCCAGGTAGGCCCTCCGGCCCATGCCCAGGATCGCCGCGGCCAGACGGTGGCCGGAGCACCCGGCCGGGTACGGGTACAGGGCGAAGCGGGGGTCCGGGGTCCGGGTATTCGACTCGCCCACCAGGGTGGCGTACACGGGGACCTCCTCAGTCCTGCTCCGGGGCCGCCTGCTGCTGGAGATCGAAGACCTCCTGCCGCTGGACGGAGACGTCCCTGGGGGCGTCGATCCCCAGCTTGACCCTGCCGTCCCGAATTTCCAGGACCTCAATACTGATGTCGGGGCCGATGCGGATGCGCTCCCGGACCCTCCGGCTCAAAACGAGCATGTTCCCTCCCCCCTCCCAAAAATTTTCCGGTAGCCGCACGCCAGGTTCGGGGCATACCACCCCCGGGGCAGGAAGAACACGTCCGCCGCCCCGGTAGGCCGGTCGTGTCTCTCGACCATCCCGAACTTGTTCACCGCCCGGCCGTACCCGTACCCGGAGAGGAAGTCGAACACCTCCGCCCGGGAGGAGCCCCCCCGCCTTAGGTGGCCGTCAATTACCTCCACGGCCAGGAGGGGCCTGCACTCTTCCAGCAATCTGGTCGCCCCCCTCAGGACCGCCAGCTCTCCACCCTCCACGTCGATCTTGACCAGACCGACATCTCCGTCTAGGACCTCATCGAGTCGCTCAACCCGGACCTGCTCCCTCACCCCCCTGCCGGACGCGGTCAGGTGGCCGGTCACGGTCCCGCCCCCGACGAACTCCCCGGAGCCGCGGTAGTCCGCCAGGGCGACGGCGTGGAGCACCACGTTGGGGAGGTTCGACGTATTCTCTTCTAAAGCCGCATAGTTAGCAGGGGACGGCTCGAAGGCGTAGACCCTCCGGGCCGTCCTCTCCGCCAGGAACCGCGTGACCTTCCCGACGTTCGCGCCGACATCCGCGCAGGCCCGGGTCGGGTCAAAGATCAGGCCGAGGTAGGCGACGAAGCCCGGGTCATAGAGCTGCGGCCCCGGGCTGTTCCACCCGTCCTTCTCGGGGAGCTTGTAGATCCTACGGCCCACCGCTCTACCCCCCTCACTTCCGCAGGGCCTCCAGCTCAGCCGCCTGCTCCCGGGTCAGCGGGGCCGGGCGGCCGTACTTCTCGGTCTTCCCGCCGCTCCACTCCGTCTGGAGGGTCTTGTCCCGGTGGAAGACCACCCCCAGCCCGGCCAGGGCCTTGCGGACCTCGTCCACGGACCAGCCCCTCTGGGCCATCCAGTGCACGACCCGCCGGGCGGAGTAGCCGAAGACCTTCAGGGAGGAGCGGCCCTCCCCGGCCTCCCCCTCCGGCTTCTGCTTCCCGGCTGCTCCCTTCTTCCGGCCGGACTTCTTCGGGTCCGCACCGTTCTCCCCGTCCGGGGGGGTGATGGTCAGCTCGATGGTCTGGCCCCTGTTCAGGGCGCTCGACACCTTTTTCAAAAGCTGCTTGTCCTCCGGGTCCTCCGGGGTCTTGCCCACGGCGTCCAGGATAGCCGCGAACCGCTCCCGGTTGTTCAGCTTGGCCAGGAGCTTCTTCTGGGTCCAGTCCTCCTCCTTGACGCCGATGCTCCGGAACATCTTCCGGACAGCCTTCTCGCTTACGTTCATGGTCGTCCCTCCCTCTCCCTTCGGGGTTTCCTCTCCTCCGGGGGAACCGCTCCCCGCGGACTCCCCGTTATTATCGGGAGGGGCTGCCGGATTTTCTACGGGAACTACACCGGATTCCGGCTTGTCCCCGTGCTCCGCCCGGGGCCGCCTGTGGAGGCCGTTCTCCCGGGCCTCCCGGACTACCTCCTTACCGTTGCCCGCGGGGGGGGCCTCCGGGTGGTGCTGGGCGTGGTAGATCTCCACGGCTGCCACGGCGGCCTCCAGGGTGCGGAGGTTATTGTCGATCTCCCGCTCCTTCGCCCCGGGGGCGTCGATCCGGGCCGTGGCCAGGAAGCGGGGCTCGGGACCCCCCACCCGGTAGACCTTGTATCCGTGGGCCTGATCCTCCCACACGTGGTAACGGGTGCCGTTGGACAGCTCCCCGGAGTGGGGCTGGCCCAGCCGGACAGCCTTGCTCCCCTGGAGGGCCAGGTTCTTGGCATATTCGGACGCCTTCGCCAGCCCGGCCAGGGTGACGTCGGCCGGGACCAGCCCGGCCTCTGCGAGGATCTCCGGGTAGTTGGCCCACGCGGGGAGGTTGGCCCCGTGCTGGGCGATGAGCCGGTTCAGGGTGTCCTGGACGGCCCTCTTGTGATGTTTCTTCGTGGAGGCCGGGGCATACCCACCGTTGGAGTTGCCGGGCCGGTAGACGGGTTGGGCGGGAGGAACAATCGTGGACGGGGACCCCATTGTACCCTCGGTACTTGCTAGCTCCGGGGGAACTGCCCCCGGGTCAGGGGCCGGGGCTCCGTCGCCCTGGCCCGATGCCTCGCTCGGATTCAGGACGGTAGTTTCCTCCTGGGGACTGGTTAGCTTCTCCACGGCTCCTGCTTTGGAGCCGGAGGATGACCTGGTACGCTTCTTACCCATGGGAATCGTCTCCTTCGTCAGAAAGGAATCATCTCCGGGGAGGGATAGAGGTCCGGCTACTTCGCCGGCCCCCGTCCCATCCCCTTCCTAGTTAGTCGGTTTGGTCGGGGAAAAATATTTCTGAAACCCTACTCAGAAGAAACGGGGGTTATCAACTGTTCCGTAATTAGCCCACTCGGGAGGATAGGGGAGGCGCCTACTCTCCTCTTCAACTTCGGCGGCCGTGGTGTCGGCCCCGTCCGTCTGGGCATCCCTCCGGCCCCCGTACCGCTTCCCCACCTCCTCCCGGAACCTGGCGGCCGAGCGGAAGGTAGTCATCCGGCCGGTCAGCAGATTAGTCACGTCAAAAACCGTGATCAGGGGCTTGACCCGACCCCTTCGGTCCGTAATTGACCCGGAAGAACTGGCCTCCCGAATCCGGTCTACCCGAACGGATACCAGCCGGCCGCTCACCTTAGCCACGTAGACCCCGCCCACCTTGATCTCATTTTTCTTCACGGGAATCGTCTCCTTTTTCCAATATACCCTCGGCCGCCAGCCGCTCCCTCTCCCCCGGGGCAAAACGATTACCGGCTACCTCCCAGCCCCCCGCACAGGTCCGGCAGACTCCCCGGGACTTCTCGACCTCCGTAAACAAGGGGGTTCCGCAGGGCTCTGTCTCGACCGTAGTCCTCCGGATATTTTGCCTCCCCGAACTAAGGTCCAGGCTTCCGTAGGTAATAACTTTGATCCTCTGAACAGTACAATCCTGAAACCTATTCCGTTTTTTCACGGGATTCGTCTCCTTTCTTCTTTGCCCACTCGGTATTCCGCTCCTCGATATACTCCTTACCTGCCTGGACCTCCTGCTCCCGAATAAAGGCCAGCAGCCGGTCCTTCATCTCCGGGGAGGCATACTGGACGAACTGCTGGAACTCGGCGAAGTTTTCGGAAGTCCGGGCGTCGGTCTTGCCGGACCCGCTGAGGATGTCGTCGGCCAGGTTGCGGAGGTGGGCCTCCAGCCCCAGGGCCACCATCAGCTGCTGGTCCTGCTCCCGCCTCTGCTCCTTCCGGGACTTTACCTTCGCTTTCATCGGTCTTTCTCCTCATTCATCACGTCCAGGACCTCGACCCGGCCGTACTCGCAGCCGGAGAACTGCTTCTCTACCCAGCCGGCCGCCTGCTTCTCGCTCATGGTCCGGTCCGAGCACTCCTTCGTGATCCGGAGGATAACCCGGTGGGTCACAACCTTGTTCTGCTTCCTCCGGCTCGCCTGGTACTTACTCCCCGGCACGTCTCACCCATCCTTTCCCCACAGTTTTTCCAGTTCGACCACCCTCTCCAGGAGCCGGGTATCCCCACGTTTCTCGGCTCCCTTCCTCATTTCCCCCAAGATAACTAGGCGAAGCCTCCTGGCCTCCTCCGGGGCCGGGGGGTTCTCCCGGCCGGCCCGGAGGATTTCATCCACCTCCCCGCTCACGTCCCGGGTCATGTTCCAGGCGTGGACCAGCACGACCTCAAACGCCTCCCGGTCCTCCGGGCCCCGCTCCGGTCCGCTCATAGGACGTCCTCCTGTACCGGGCGAGGTTTGATCCTGGGCAGGACGATCCGGTATCGTTTGGCCAGGTCTTTGGAAGCCGCGTTCCAGTGGTCCCAGCACTCACGGGGGAACTCCCGGTGGAGCCGGACGAACAGCCGGAGGCTGGCCACGGCCAGGTCTTCATCTAGCTCATCCAGGGGAATGCCCTGCTCAGAGCACCACCTCCGGACCTCCCCCCGGCCGACCCGGTAGGAGGCGTTCACCTCATCCACCCGGGTGGCCGGGGTCCGCTCCCGGAACCGCCTCTCGACCTCGTCCACTACCAGCTTGATCTGGTCCGGGGTCATGACAGACCTCCCCGCAGACGGGCATTATACTTCTCCCCCTGGATGCGGAACCTCCCGGCCGTATCTAGCTCCTTGAAGGAGGCCACCAGCCGGGCAGGGTCCGTCCCCCGCTCCCACTCCCGGAACAGCTGGTCCCCGGAGGGGACCAGGTAGCCGACTCCCTCCCTCCTGGCCAGTCGGATCACAGACACCTTGAACGCTGCAAATTCCATGGTAGGTCCCCCTTCCCCTAGTCGTTGAACACTTCCACCTTCCGGCCGTTCCGGTAGCCGGTCCAGTGGGTGATCTCGCCCTCCCGGTCCCGGACCGGGGTCAGGCCGGCGACGCTCAGGCCGTCCGAGACGAACCCGGACTCGTCCCGGGCCTCCAGCTCGGCTACGGCCGCGTCCACTAGCCCCTTCTCCCCGGAGGCAATCCCCCCCTCGGAGGTGAAGCGGATGCCGGCCTTCTCGCAGGCTTCCCGGAGGTCCGCATCTCCCGGGGCCGTTTCCTTCCGGACCGGCCGGGGGGTCAGCCCCATAATCTCGGCACACTCCGGGCCGATACCTAGCTCGATACTGTCCGGCCGGGTCAGGAGCCGGCCGCACCGGCAGCAGCGACCCGCGTGGTGGACCCGGTAGCCGGACCGCTCGTAGGCCTCGTGGTCGTCGGCCCAGATCCGGGCCAGGACGCGGTTGAGTAGCCGGAAGGACACGGCCCGGGGGTCCACCTGGCTCTTGGCCGTGGGGGTGACCTGGCCCGTGTAGGGGTCCAGCTTGCCCAGGTAGGAGTAGTCGGAGGTGTTGTCGGGGCCGGCCAGGAGCCGGGCGAAGAAGGCCTCCGGATAGCGGCCGTTGGCCTCCACCCGGACCACCCGGTAGGTCAGGTGGGGATGGGTGCAGCCCGGTGGGCACTCGACCGTGAAGAAGGCGTCTCCAGCCAGGATAAAAGTCTTGGACATCTTCATGGGACTCGTCTCCAAAAGGACCGGGGAAGTCATCTCCTCTATCATGGATACGGAAGCCGGGGGCAATTATTTACAAATTTCGGAAAAATTTCCTACCAGGTCCAGTGGGTCCGGCCGGCCGCCCGGTGCAGCTGGCCCTGGGCTCGCCGGGAGGAGATCCGGTCCCGGATGGCCGAAGCGTCCTCCATCCCCTTCTTCCACAGGTCCACGTACCGGCTCAAACGGTCCAGGTTGTCTCCCGAGAGGTAGACCTCGACCTCCTTGGTCACGTGGGGGCCCCGGCCGACCGTGTAGACCTTACCGTCAGCCACCCCGATGCCGTAGGTCCGGGCCGTGGTGCCGGCCGCGGCCTTCCGGGAGGGGTTGGAGATGTGCAAGGTGCACAGGACCCAGCCCAGGTCCCGGACCCGGTAGAAGGTTAAAGAGTAGAGGTCCTCCAGGCCCAGCTCCTTCCGCCTCTCCCAGGGGAGGCCGCGGCCGGGCTCGGGGTACTTCAGGTCCTCCGGCTCCACGTCCGGGGGCAGTTCGGTCATCTGAACAGGTTTCTTCGTCGCCATGGGAAATCGTCTCCAGAAAAGGGAACGGGTAGGAGTAGTTACTCTGTAGCCGCCTGGACAGTGATTTGGTTGAAGGGGTACTTCTCCCTCATGGCCCGGATGAATTTATCACAGGCGTCCTGCTGGTCGTAGCCGTTGGCCTCGATACCGTGGTCCGGGCTGTAGACGGTAACGGAACCGTCCGGCTCCTCACGACTAAATACGTTCTCCTTCATCGGAATCATCTCCTGAGAAAAGGTTCGCCGGAGGGTCTTTTGCCTCCCCCTATCCGTTATACGGAAGTCCCCGGGAAAAGTAAACTACCTTTTCCGAATTATTCGGGAAATCTCTCCCGGCTTCCACCCCTCCAGGGAGGCCAGGAGCAGGGCCCGGCAGAAGGCGTGGGGGCCGGACTCTCCCGGGACGGGGGGGACCGACCCCTCCCCCTGGTTCCCCGGGCCCCAGAGGAGGCCACAGTACCAGCCGTGGTAGTTGGAGCCGGATAGCCTCAGCTTTCCATACTCCGTAGACTCTACCCACTCCTCCACGGCCTTCCCGGCATCCTCCCAGGACGTTGAGTAATAAGGGACGATCTCCCGGACCTCCTCCAGTCCGGTAGGATACCCCTCCCACTCCACCAGGGGAGGCAAATCCGGGGAGCCGGAGCGGACGGTAACTTCGCAGAAGCCGGTCCAGCCCAGGACCCGGGCCACCTCCACGTCCAGCTCCCGGCCGGGCTCCAGCTTCAAGACGGTCTGCCGGTCCATGTTCTTACTCCCTGGAAAGGTGCCGGACCAGCTCCAGGAGGCAGGCCCGGACGTGCTCCGGCTCCGGCCTTGGGGTAGTCACCAGGGCGGCCAGGGCCGGCCACCTCCGGAGGAGCGGGTGGTTCGGAGGGTCGAGCAGGGAGGGCTCTCCGGGCTCCCGGGCCGTCGGGTGGACAGCCCGGACGGCCTCTACTTTCAAGTCCTTCCGGAGCCGGTCCGCCTCCTCGACGCTACGGAGCAGCTGCCTGGACAGGAGCCTCAGCCGGTCATCCGGGTCGGCCCAGGGCTCGTCCAGGAGCTTGTGGGCCAGCCGGACTGCCTCCTCCCTCTCGGTCATTCGTCCTCCCTCCAATCCCCCTCCTCGGGGCAGTCCTCCTGTACCACAGCCACCGAGTAGGCCACACAACCCGGGCAGGGGCCGATGCCGATAGGGCAGTTACAGGTCTCACACCAGTCGGTCCAGCAACCCTCCTCCTCGAACTCGTCCATGGTCTTCCCTCTCTCAGTTTGCCATTCGGATCTTCCGCCTCAGTTGGTTCACCCGCCTCGGGTTCTGCATGGTAATGACCTCGACCCAGCTGTACAGGCCGAGCCAGTCGGCGACGCCGTTGCCGGCCGCGTAGATCTTCTCCCTGGTTAATTTCGTCCCGTAGTGTGACCACGCTACGGCCAGGATGATTCACGGGGAGCCGTCGTCCCGGACTATCCCCTGCCGGCTGTCCAGGACGGCCCTCCTGGCAGCCCTCTTGTCGGCGACGGTGAGCCTGATCGTTGCCCCGCGCTTCATGTGGATTCCTCCTCATTGGTACTTCCGGATAACCTTGTAAACTCCCTCTATCTCTGGCCCCAGCCACCGGGCCTCTACCCAGTCCCTTACCCGGGCGATGGCCGAATGAGGCTCCTCAGCGGCAGCCAGTTCGACTACCTCTGCCGCCAGGAGGCTGTTTACTTCCGGGAGGTCGAGCAGGGCCGGTAGGACCTCGTGGCAGAACCGGAGGACCGTATAGGACCTGTAGGCCGCGTGCATCCGGACCTCGATCTTCTCCGCCAGCCGACCGGCAAAGTCATCTCTTACCCTACTCACGTTATCTCTCCTGCCACTCGTCCCTCAGCTTGCACAGGGCGTCCCGGAGCAGGCCCTTCTCGGCCCCGGCGTCCCCCGGCACGGCCTCCAGGGCGCTCCAGGCCCGGACCAGGTACTCGGCCGCCTCCCGGGGCAGGGTCTCCTTGAAGGTCTCCGTGAACCGCCTCAGGGCCATGGCCCCGGTCAGGCCCAGGTAGCACGCGATGCCCGGTAACTGCCGGTCGATCTCGGCAGCCAGATCCTTACCAGTTTTACCTTTCATGGGGAACTACCGGGGTCCCGGGTATCCTCCATTACCTGCTCGATCCGGTCAGCCAGCTCCTCCTGCTTCCCGGGAGCCATGGGAGGGGAGACGTTCTTATGCCTCAAAATGGCGAAACAAGGTCTCAGAACGGCCCGGAGCGAGGCTGTTTTCCTCCGTTCCTTCAGTAGCTCCCCGGCCAGATCAATCTGTCTGGAATCGTCCCAGTCCCGGCCATACCATTCCTCCCTGGCCCTTACGGCCAGATTCCAGGCATTCAAAACCTGTAGCAAGAACTCGGCCAGGATGAAGTCCGGGGTATTACTACCGTTCTCCTGGTCGTAGGCGTTGAGCAGGTTCTCCAGGGCCTTCGCGAACGAGGGCCGAACCTCCGGCCATTTTTCCTTCTCCGAAACGTCCCCCATATTTTCCCTCCTCCCCTCAAACATGAGCATACCGGAACTCCCCCGCCACCAGCTTCCACGCGTCCCCTCCCGGCTCCCCGGTTCCTCTTACCTCCTCCAGGAAGGGGGCCAGGGCCGCCGCCACCTGCCCGGTCCGGAAGCCCCCCTCCAGGACCACCAGGGGGGGCCGCCCCGGCTTCCCGGAGACCTTCTCCTCCCAGGGTCCCTCTCCCGTCCCGAACCACCAGGAGCAGCCCCGGTGCCTGGCCAGCAGGGTCAGGAGCCAGGGCCGGGCCACCACCTCCCTCCGGCCCCCTCCCTCCAGGAGGAAGCGGGGAGGGTGCCCGCGATCCAGCCACCGGGCCGAGACCACGGGGCCGGCCAGGGTCTTCGGGAAGTAGTCGGTGAGCCGGAAGGGTTCCTCGGCCTCCCACAGGGGGTTATGGGCCACCAGGTCCCGGACCACGGCCGCCTCGTGGGGCTGGAGCCGGG